GTCCAAAGTCAAATAACAACCCAAGATCAAGTAACCACTGCTACTACTTGGACCGATACAACACTTACTGCATCAATAACTCCAAAATTTTCCAGTAGTAAAATATTAGTCTCTTGTCATTTTTTATCTACTATTGGTGACAATGCACAAGATCTTCACGCACATTTTAGAATTGATAGGGGTGGCAATACAATATGTAGTGCCCGCCACAGAGCTTACGATTATGGATCAAGTGGCGTATATAGTGTTATTCCAGTATCAATGATGTTTTTAGATAGTCCTTTAACAACTTCTGCTGTCCAATACAAACTTCAATTTTATTTGGCTGCTGGAGGTAGGGTAAGGATTTCTGAAAATGGTGGAAATTCTTCTTTGATACTCATGGAGGTATCAGGATAATGTCAGAATTAAGAACGAATAAAATTTATCCAAGAGACGGACTGCCTGCTGGTGCGAGTGGTGGGGGTATTATACAGGTTGTTCAGACAGTGCTGACTGATGGACTAACGTATACCAATACCAGTTTTGCAGATATACCTTCTCCTGGACTTTCCGTTTCAATCACTCCATCATCATCCTCAAACAAGATATTAGTTATTGCTGATATTGCTTGCACAGGGGCTTCTGGAAATTATAATATATTTCAACTTGTTCGAGACTCGACTAATATTTACTTAGGAACAGATTCTAAAACTTATATTGGATCGAAAATTTATTATCCCGCAGGATACAGTGGTGCAGCAGTGGCTGATCATGCAGCCATCGGCAATGTGTGTATGAATTTTCTAGATTCTCCAGCAACAACTTCGGCAGTAACGTATAAAATACAGGTTAGAGTTACTGCTCAAACTGGTGGAATAAATCGCAGAGTATCAAGTGACGATACCAGTTTAGCATCATCACTTACTGTAATGGAAGTCTCTGGCTAAATATCTAAAAACCTCAAATGAGCACACTCAAGGCTAACATTATTGATTCTACCTCCGCAACAACGGAGTTCAAGGAAACAATCACCGCCAATGGTGATAAGCAGTGGGTGGATTCTTATGGTGTTATTAAAACCAATAGAACCACTATTGCCGAGAATGTAACTATCCCAGCAAACACTAATGGATTTTCATCAGGTCCAATCACAATTGCTGATGGATTTACAGTTACACAACTTGGGGAGTGGGTGATTGTATGACACGCATTTATGTTCAAAACATAAGATCTAAGACTGGTGATACCGTTGACTTCAAAGATCAAATCAGCGCCAATGGTGAGAAGCAATGGTTAGATACTTATGGTATCATCAAGACAAATAAAAATACTATTGATGAGAATGTAACAATACCATTAGGGACTAATGGATTCACTGTTGGGGCAGTAACAGTTGGTGCTGGTTACACAGTCACAGTTCAAGGAGAGTGGAGGGTATTATGACTAGCAAGATAGTTGTTAATAATATAGAAGCAGACGCTGGGGTTTCTACGGTTACTTTTGGTAGTAAGGTATCTGCGACTGAGTTTATTGGACCTGTTGTTGGTAATGTAACTGGTGATGCTACTGGACTTTCTGGGTCACCAACGCTTTCTGGTATCACCAGTATTTCTACCACAAACTTAACGGTTAATGGGAATGCTTATCCTGCTACTGGACCATTAAGTAACCGCAATCTTATAATTAATGGTGCGATGCAGGTGGCTCAACGGGGGACAAGCTTTGCTGTAACCACTAGTGAGACTTACACGATAGACCGTTTTCAAACAGGTCATGGTGGCAGCTTTAACTTAAACTCAACAATTACACAAAGCTCTACCGCTCCTGCAGGATTTACAAGCAGTTTAAAGGTAGATGTAACTTCTACTTCTACGCCTACCGCCACGCAAAATGGTCTCGTCCAGCACAAGGTAGAAGCGCAAAATCTTCAACATTTGCAGTATGGAACAAGCGGTGCTCAAACTTGCACTTTAACTTTTTGGGTCAGGTCGAATAAAACTGGAACGTATTGCCTGCAAATTTTGCAGCAAGATGCATCCCAGTATCAACTGCACGAATACAGCATTTCAAGTGCGGACACTTGGGAGCAGAAAACAATTACCATAGTTGGTAACACAGCAACCGCCATAAACAACGACAACGGCAAAGGTTTTGACATTAGATGGCATTTAGCTTGTGGATCCGATGATTACGTTGCCGCCTCTTCAACTTGGACTGGAAGCACTGAAGGGTTTTTAGCAACTTCAAATCAAGTAAATCTTTTTGACAGCACTTCTAATGAGTGGTATCTAGCCGGCGTCCAACTAGAAGTCGGATCCGTCGCCACACCATTTGAACACCGAAGTTATGGTGACGAACTGGCAAGGTGTCAGAGATATTACCTTCAAATAAGAACATTCCTAAGTTCTACTACCAATTTTACTGCACTGTGGCCTTCAACTATGCGAGTGGACCCAGCAGTAACTTCAAGCGGAACAATTAACTTATCTGGAGTAACACCGACAACTACGGCTGGTTGGTTTAGAGATAGTGGCAGTGGCGCGGTCTACGATGTTTACGTTAATGCGGAGCTTTAAGAATGTATCAAGAAGTTAATTACATTGGTGGCGGCAGGGGAATGGTAAAACGACTTAAAGATGGTTTGACTACTTTTATCCCTTTCGACCCCGCCAACACCGACTACCAGGAATACCTTGCCTGGTTAGCAGAAGGCAACGAACCACTACCAGCAGATGATCCTTCATAGTTTGTGCTATAATATATAATAAAAACACAACCGATATGAATTTTGTAGTGTATTCAAAGGACAATTGTCCTTATTGTCATAAGGTAAAGTCTGTATTAGAGTTGACAGGAAGTAACTTTGTCATGTATACTCTTGGAGAGGACTTTACTAAAGAAGAGTTTTATTCTGAGTTTGGAGAAGGGTCAACTTTTCCACAGGTAATTTGTGACGAAAAGAAATTAGGAGGATCCGTTGACACAATCAAATTCCTCAAAGAACAACAAATCATCAATTCCTAACATAAATAAACCAGAAGACCACAGAAATCGTGGCGTTGAGTTTTTACTTAATGGAGGTAAAAGAAAGCAAACGCACCCCTTCCATATCATCTTTGAAAAGATGGTTTGCTTTCTCAATCGGGAAGTTACCATCTATTTTGAATTCTCCTTTAAATCAAGGAAAAGAAAAGTAGTTTCCCGAGGCAAAAGAAATGTTAGCAGTTAGTTTAGTATTCGGTTCCTTTCTAACCGTATTGTTTCTTGTAGTGGGGCTCATTGGTGGATGGGTTGCACGAGAATATATGATGAACTATCGGGAGATTCCAAGACCTCACCCCGAAATGTTTGATGGTAACGGGAACCTAATTCCCGATGAGGTGATTGCATTTAACTTTGATAACTATCATGACTACGAAATCAACGACGAAGACGACGACGAGTAAACCAAAAGCACAAGTTGTAAAAGGTCCTTCACAGGTTCTTCCAGATCTTCCTAGAAATCCTTTTATTTTTGAGATTTTGGATATTGTTTCCAAACAAAAAACAAAAGCAAAAAAAGTTGCTGCTCTAAAAAAGTATGAAGAGTTTGCTCTCAAAGTAATTCTGATTTGGAATTTTGATGAGAGTGTCGTATCTTTACTTCCAGACGGTGAAGTTCCGTATTCTGGATATGATGAGCAAACAACCCAGAGTGGAACTTTATCTACTAAACTGTCTCAAGATATTCGTAATATGCATGAGACTGGATCTTTTTCTATGGGAGCAGGTGATCAACAAGGACGCACCACCATTCGTAGAGAGTGTAAGAACTTCTATATGTTTGTGAAGGGTGGCAATGATGGAATGAACAACATTCGTCGTGAAAGTATGTTCATCAATCTTCTGGAAGGACTTCATCCTCTTGAGGCAGAAATCATTTGTCTGTGTAAGGATAAGAAACTTTCTGAAAAGTACAACCTAACCCAAGATGTAGTTGCAGAAGCATACCCTGATATCCAGTGGGGGAATCGCTCCTGATGGGAAAGGGTATCAATATTATTCATACAAACTGTGACCCTTCTGCAGCACAAGATTCTTCTCTTCCTAGAGATTCGTATCTTGTAACCTATGGTGATAATACCGAAGAACGGTTTGATGTAGTTCAAGGACTGCAATCAGACATCTTCGATCACTACTGGGATAAGTATCGTGATGTTCGTGGAATGAAATGGACTGATGGTAAGGCTAATCCTAAGATGTGGGGATACAAACCCTCCGAATCCAAAAAGCGGAAGTAGTTCACAGAATCGTCGGAAAAAACTCCGGCAAAATTTTGAGTCTGTAAGGTTTTGTATCACATTTTACAGAACTCACTTGCTAAATAATCGCATCAGGGGTATAATACCCTTACGTTCATCCTATGTTATCACTAGCACTGATCTTTTTTAGTCACGTCGAACCTGAGCTTTTTCTTAGGTGCGAAGACTACCTTTGGTTAAAACAAGGGTTGGAAGAGAGTAGTCTCTTCACACCTGCGGAAAAGTTGGATATCACCCTTCATTGGATGGAACATACTAATCCAACCTGTTTTGATAACTAGGACGCAAGTAGGACGACGCGGAACGGATCGTTCATTCGCTATTCGCAAATAGCGAACGCAAACGCCGCCCGAAGGAACGGGATTTAACCGTCTCATTTCTTTGGAGTAAAACCATGTCTAAAGTCGTTTATCGTGGTCAAGCATACGACACTGTAGAGCGTCGTGAGCAAAGACAAGCACAACAGCAACCTCAACAGCACAACGAATCCTACCGTGGCATTAAGTTTGTCAAGGAGGATAAGTGATGCAGAAACTCAACGTGCTTCAACTCATTAAAGAGCAGAAGCAAAAAGAACAAAAGCGTCATCAAGCAGTTCTCTGCATGGCGGGTCACTGCCAGGTAGGGAAAAAGTGATTGCTTTGATTGCTGGCATTGTCGGCGGATCAACAGCATTCATGCTTCTAATTTATGCAGAAGTACTATTGCTGAGTAAGTAATGCAAAATTACACATATCATTATGATGATATGGATAAAGATAACAGACCACCTGCCTGTTATCAATTAACTTATAGGGGTTGCAACTATTGGTCATGTTACCTAGTCCATCTGGACGAATGGTTTGATAAACTACTAAAATTCGAGGGGGATTGACACCCCCTCTTTTTTTGTGTAAAATACTAGGAGTGGACAACTACCCAAATGGACAAAGAGAAACTTAAACTGCTTGTTCGCAACCTAGAACTTCTGGTAGACTCCCTCAAAGCCGAAGTGTACTCGGATGCTCAGAGTTACTTGAACTATGAGGAGGTTGTTGGAGGACTGCACGACTACGACGAAATCTTTGATGACGACGATGGATACCCTGACTAGCAGATCAAAAAAACTTGTAAAACTTCTTGAAAGACTCATCAAGCAAGAGCATCTCTACAATGATGAAAAGATTCGAGAAATGAAAGCGCAACTTAAAGTTGTAAAGGAGCAGATTGCTCAGATTGAAAAAGAAAACTCAAAAGGATTTGGTAAATGAGCGTAAAACTGGTTAGTGTAACTCCTGATGCGGAGAAGAACATGGCGTATGTCGCCCGTGTTTCTAACCCTAACAATCAGGAAAACCCCAACTATGCTAAGTTGCTGGGTTATTGTATTAAGCACAACCACTGGTCTGTGTTTGAGCAGAGTTTCATGACTCTGGAGATTGAAACGACACGTGGTCTGGCAGCTCAGATCTTGCGTCATCGTTCGTTCACATATCAAGAGTTTTCCCAACGCTATGCTGATAGTTCCCTACTCGCAGAGACGATCCCGCTCCCAGAACTTCGCCGTCAGGATACCAAGAATCGTCAGAATTCTATTGACGACATTGATCCTTTCGTCAAGCAGAAGTATGAAATGCTGATGCAGAAACACTTCAAGGATGCAATGGCATTGTATCAAACAATGCTTGATGAAGGAATCGCAAAAGAGTGTGCTCGTTTTGTTCTCCCTCTGGCAACTCCAACTCGTTTGTACATGAGTGGTTCTTGTCGTTCGTGGATTCATTATATCCAACTGCGTTCTGCTAACGGTACTCAGAAGGAGCACATGGACATTGCAAACGAGTGTAAGACCATCTTTGCGGAGCAGTTTCCAACAGTTGCAGAAGCACTTGAGTGGGTCTAAATAAAATATCTTGAATTTATAACTATGGCAACATATCCTGTTATTCACAAAGAGACTGGCGAACAAAAAGAAGTGAGCATGAGTGTTCACGACTGGTCTCAGTGGTGTAAGGACAATCCTGAATGGCAACGGGATTGGTCAGATCCTTCTACTTGTCCTTCTTCTGGCGAAGTTGGTGAGTGGAAGGATAAACTTCGTAAAGCTAATCCTGGATGGAATGATGTCCTAGGAAAAGCAGCAAAAGCACCTGGTTCTAGAGTAAAGAAAATCTAATGGCAAGAAGAAAAAGAGCATCTGCAGAGCAACCCATCGGGGTTGGACTCACGGCAAAGCAGATGAAGCGGAAGAAACCGCTCAGTTCAGAGTACCTTGTTGAAATTGAACCACTAACGGATAATCAAAAAAGATTGTTCGACTCATATGGTGAAGGTAAGCACATTGTTGCTTATGGTTGTGCAGGAACGGGTAAGACCTTTATTACCCTCTACAATGCCCTTCAAGATGTATTGGATGAACGTACTCCATATGAGCGTATCTACCTTGTACGCTCGCTTGTAGCAACCAGAGAGATCGGTTTCTTGCCTGGGTCCCATGAGGACAAGGCAGACATCTATCAGATTCCATACAAGAACATGGTCAAGTACATGTTCCAGATGCCTTCCGATGCTGACTTTGAAATGCTCTATGGTAATCTCAAGTCACAAGAAACTATCAAGTTCTGGTCCACTTCATTCCTTCGTGGTACTACACTTGATAACTCTATCATCATTGTCGATGAATATCAGAACCTCAACTTCCACGAACTAGATTCTATTATCACTCGTGTTGGCGAGAATACTAAGATCTGTTTCTGTGGTGATGCAGTTCAGTCAGACTTGCAGAAAACCAATGAGCGTAATGGTATTGTCGATTTTATGTCAGTATTGCGTAAAATGGAATCGTTTGATATAATTGAGTTTGGTGTAGAAGACATCGTTCGTTCTGGACTCGTCAAAGAATACATCATTGCTAAAATGGAAGCAGGTTTTTAATGTTTAACCACGTTGATATTGATCTCCCTAGTTTGGAGCGTGAAACCATTGATGGTGTAAGATATTACAAAGTTCCAGATGAAGAAGAACTCCTACGACTGGTCTCCATTACTTCGGTGACCAGTCATTTTAATAAGGAGATCTTTATCAACTGGCGCAAGAAAGTTGGTGATGAGGAAGCGGATCGTATCACGAAAGCGGCAACAAGTCGTGGAACTGATATGCACACTCTTACTGAACATTTTCTAAAAAATGAAGACCTGCCAAAGGTTCAACCCATATCTGATTTTCTGTTCAAAATATCGAAAGACAATCTAAAACGCATAAATAATATTTACGCCTTAGAAGGTTCGCTATATAGTAAGCAACTGGGTGTTGCTGGGACAGTTGATTGTATTGCCGAATATGACGGTGAACTAGCAATCATAGACTTTAAGACTTCTAAAAAACCAAAACCACGAGAGTGGATCGAACACTACTTTGTACAGTGCATGGCATATGGTTGTATGCTGTACGAACTGACTGGTATTTCAGTCAAAAAACTTGTAATCATCATGGCTTGTGAAAATGGAGAATGCGTCGTCTATGAAGAACGAGACAAATCAA